TTTGTTAAGGGTCTATCCCTTTTCTTTTAAATGATGAAAGTATTATTTTATTATATGTTCGTATTCTGTTCTAATATTGATTTATATATATAATATGTATCTATATATGGTAGTAATATATTATTACAGCCACTATATATGGTGGGTACGCATGAGCCATAGGGGGGTGTGTGTGTATATATATACGTACATAAACTAAAATATTGGGATAGGAATTGAAAGTACATCTTCCACATATAGCATATCTTCTACAGTATGTGGTATATGGATTCTATATATAAGGGTGGGCTACGCCTACACTTTATATTATACCAGTCCACAGCGTTTTGTCAAGCACAAAATATATTTTATTCTACAAGTATTGTTTTAACTGCAAAATTATTTTAAAAAAAATTAAAAAAAATGTTAGAAAGTACTTGACAAAGTGCTGTAGGCCGGTATAATAGAAGGTATAGGATGTAAAAATCAACAAGCCACACTCATATACATACATAGACAGGGCATTACGATGAACATCCTTATAAAACCCAATGAAATCAGTAAAAATATTAATTAGAGGGTAGAAAATATGAAGAAAAAAGAATTAAGTCCCGCTATGAAAAAGAAACTTAAAGAACATAGCAAACACCATTCCTTGAAACATATGAATCAGATGAAAAAAGATATTATGAATGGTGCTACATTTAAAGAAGCACACGATAGAGCCATGAAGAAGGTAGGAAAATAGCTAAAAAGACTGTTTATAAGGTTTATAAGACTTATTACACAAGTGGAGAGTTCTATATTGGCCTGACTTCCAAGACAGGCATACATTATGACAACTATTTTGGCTCTAATACAACAGATAAAACACCTACACACAAAGATATTTTATTCCATACCCATCATAAATCTGATGCCAAGCTTATGGAGTTAATGTTTCAACTGCAAAACTTCTATAATAACAAATGTTTAAATAAAATGTTAAATATCAGACTAAGAAGAGATTTTATAAAAAATATACCTAAATTTAAAATTAACATAAGTAAACATAAAGGATAAAATGACAGAAGAACAAGATAAAAACAAAGTAACAATAAATATTCATAAACCATTTGGCCCACAAATAGTAGAATTTAATATACCTGAAAATGTTATTAATACATGGAATGATTATGGGGATAAGATTTCAGCAAATGAAAAGAAATCTAAAGAATTAGACATGGCTGATAATTTAATTGGTAATGTCATACAAGAACACAAAATAGAAGAACATATGTGGTTCACTAAGATTGAAAAAGACAATGATGATAGTGGGTCTTTTAAAGATTATGTAGCAGGTATGGTAAATATCTACATCAAGCAGTATTTAACAGGTATTTATGAAACAGAAGAAAATGCTAGAAAGAATAATACAAGCATAAATGAAAATATTACACAAATGAATGTTCTTAACTCATGGGTAGTTAATTCTGTTGCAGGAGATTTTAATCCACCCCATATGCACACAGGTCATTTATCTTGTGCAGGATTTTTAAGAGTACCAGATTCAATAACCAATGATGAAGAAAGAGAAGAAGCAGGATATCTTGAATTTATGTATGGTGAAAGCCATAAATTTTTAAGATTTAAATATTCTATTAAACCAAAGGTAGGGTCTATCTATATGTTTCCATCATGGTTAACACATTTTGTCCATCCTTTTAGAGGGGAAGGAATTAGAAGAAGTATATCCTTTAATGTAACCTACGCTAGAGGAAGTTAGTGCCTAGAAAACAAACAGTAGTAACTAACATAATATCCATACCAAAACGAACTACAATTGGTGGGGGTAAGATGGGAATGTCTACAATGAATAAACATAAGCGTAGGTCTTATAAAAAATATAGAGGGCAAGGAAGATAATGATTAAACTTAAATTAAAAAAACAACAAGACAAGGGGAAAAAATAACATGGCAGTATTAGGAGGATTCGCAGTAGCAGGGGTCGCAGTAATAGGAAAGTATATTCTTAAAAAAGGTTTACAAAAAGCTATAAAAAAATATGGAAAAGAAGCAGTTAATAAAACTACAGATTCTAAATCATTTAAAAAATTATTAGAAAATCCACCTATGACTACAGGAACTAAAGTTATTCTAGGGGGTTCCGCAGTAGGAACGGGAGTAGGAGGATTAGCTATAAATGAAGCACTTACTATTGCTAAAAAAAGAGATAAGTATTGGGAAGCAGATAAAGATTCTACAAAGTTACAAGGACTTGTAGGGGGTAAAGAAATTAGAGAAGAAATCAAAAAAGATAAAGAAAAATTTAAACAAGCAAAATTAAAAATTAAAGAAGCCAAAGCAAAAGAAGCAAGAGAAAAATATCTTCCTAGGGGAAAGAAAAAAAATTCTAAAAAATATTCTAATCTTGTAAGAATAGTTGTGGAGGAATAATAGCACTAACCAAATTACAAAAAGGAGTTATAGGAGGGTATAATGGATTACTTAAATAATAAATGGATTGATATTAAAAGCAAATGGAATGGTTTTAATAGAAATGTTAAGATTGCAACTATTGTTGCAGCTATTATAATAATTGCATGGATAATAAAATGAGTAATGAAAAAGAACAATGTCCTATTTGTGGATGTGATAAAAACAAATGCACTTGTGATGACTTTTGTGAATCATGTGGTTGCTAAATAATGGCTGTAACTGAAAAACCTAAAACACAAAGGATGCCTAAAAAGAAACCACAGGTAACAGCATTACAAAAAACAAAGTTAATACAAAAAGTTAAACCACAACCTACACCTAAAAAACCAAAAGTTATTCAAACAACTAAACCTGCAACTAAAAAACAAATGAAGCCAATGAGACAACCAATGGTTGAATTAAAGCAAACACCAAAACCTTTAATAGGAACAATGAGAACTAATGATACTTCAAAAGTATCAAAAGGAAGAGTAACAAGACAACAGTTACTTAATCAAGGAATGAAAAAAACTAAAAAGAAAATGATGAAACGAATGAAACCCCTTCGAGGAGGAATGTAATCGTGTATGGAATGAAAAAAACAATGACTAAAAAGAAACCAATGAAGTTAAAACAACAAGCAGCTAAAACTATTTCAGTAAAGAAAGCAAGTAAGAAACCAAAATACTAAAGGATAATGTTAACAGATGCTCAAAAGAAAAATAACTTTCTTAAAAAACATAATCTTAAAAGGTTTAATTCCGCTGTTAGAACTACTGAAGGTGGTAAAAAAGGTAAAGTCGGTATACTCAAAAACGGGAAACCTAAGCTTATTCGCTTCGGTGACGCTTCTATGGGTCACAACTATTCCCCAGAAGCTAGGAAATCTTTCAAAGCAAGGCATGGAAAAAATATCGCAAAAGGCCCAACAAGTGCTGCGTATTGGGCAAACAAAGTTTTATGGGCAGGTCCATCAGGTTCGAAGAAGTCTCCGCCTAAAAGTCAACAAGTGGTTAAAGGAGCCAGAAGTTAAATTGTCTGGTAATGTTTTTAAAGCTAACGTAGGCGAAGAAACAGTAACACAAACGGAGTTTAAAAAAAATTAAATGTCAGAAACAAATAAAAAATATGCTAATGAAGTAAGAATTATAACAGATGAGTTATCTAAAATTTCTAATGCTGACAATCAAAGTGAAGCTGTTAAAAAAGCAGGGAAAAAAACACTACTTGCAGGAGCAGCAGTAGGTGCTAAAAAAGCATCAGACGCATTAGGGTATACAGAAAATTTAAACGAAGTAAAAGAAAAAGCAGAAAATTGGATTGCTAATAAAGTTCCTTATTCAAAATATGTAACAGGGGATATAAATAAAGTAGGTTTTAAATTTAAAGGCAATAGCTATGATGCTAAATTTACTGTTAATAAAAATGGAGATGCTAATATTGTTTTTGATAAAGAATTTAAAAACGATTTAAAATTAGAAACAAGTGCCAATACTAATAATAAAAATTTTAGTATAAAAATATCAAAAGTTTTTTAAAGTTTAACGATGCCTTCGGGGTCGTTGATATCTAGCTTAAAGCAAGGAGGTATATATGACTTTTACACTAGATAAGTATATGCCCTACACAGTAGGGTTTGACAGATTCTTTGATACATTAGATATTGTAAGTAATACTGATGTCAAAGGATTTCCACACTATAACATTAAAAAAGTTAATGACGTAGAATGGAAAATAGATTTTGCACTAGCAGGATTTTCTAAAAAAGACATTGATATAAATGTTAAAGAAAATAAAATGACTGTTAAAGGTGAAATAGAATCAAACAATGAAGATTATCTGTACAAAGGTATTTCTACTAAAAAGTTTTCAAAGACTTTTTCACTAGCAGAATATACAGAACCAACAGATGCAACTATGGAAAATGGTATTTTGACAATATTTTTAAAACAAGAATTGCCAGAAGAAAAAAAACCTAAAACAATAAAAATAAAATAGTGCCAATATATTCTTATAAAAATAAGAAGACAGGAAAAGTCTGGGATGAGTATCTATCTTTTAAGGATAGGACAAAGCCACTACGAAATAAAAATGTAGAGATGGTGATAACTGCACCCAGACTATCCTTTATAGAAAGAAATGAACATAGTGTTAGAGACCAAATGATACATACAGCTAGACAAGGTATGAAAGAAAGACAAATAGAAGAACAAGTAGGTATTAGAAAATCTCCTGAATGGTTACAAGAAAAAACAGAAAAACATTTACAAAAGGTAAGAAATGTTAGTTCCTGAAAATAAAAAAGAATTAGTTTTAACAGAAAAACAAGAAACATTTTTAACAGCTTTGTTTGGTAAAGCAAAAGGTAATCCTAGAACAGCAGGGGATATAGCAGGATATGCAGATTATCATCAACCACTAAGAGCATTAAAAGAAGAAATTATTACAAGAGCAGAAGAACAACTAGCTGCTTTTGCACCTAGAGCAAGTATGGGAATGATAAATGCTTTAGATGAAGATGGAAGTTTACCCGGTGCTAATATTAGAATGGAAGCAGCCAAACAAATATTAGATAGAGTAGGATTATCTAAAAAAGAAAAATTAGATATTACTGCTAAAGTACAACACGGAGTTTTTATATTACCACCCAAGGAAAAAGATAATGATTGAAGAACCTAAAATAGACCCAAGTAAAACACAGATAACATCTACAAAATCTACCTATAAAAAATATGGTGAGATTTTAAAAAAACTAAATATAAAAGATAAAGTTTTAGATTATAGTTCTGGGTTAGGAACAGGCACAAAAGAATTATCTATTAATGCAAAATCTTTTGAACCTTATGTAGATGAACAAAGAATTATAAAAACAAAAGGTAGATACCCAGATTATAAAGATGTTAATTTATTAGCAAAAGGTGAAGGATTTAAATCACAAAAAGCTGTAATTAATCATATGGTATTAAATGTTATTCCTGATATACAAGAAAGAAAAAATGTTATTAATAATATTGGAAATATGTTAGCAGATGATGGTGTAGCTTTTATTTCTGCTAGAGATTCTACAAAAGGTGTAACAAGAATACCTCATAAAGATGGGTTCCTTATGAAAAAAGGTGCAACTAATACTTTTCAAAAACCTTTTAGTCAAACAGAATTAAATACATTTATTAAAGAGACATTAGGAAAAGATTATACTGTAGTAGATACTCCAAAAAAATTAGGTATAGGTGGTTCCTCAGTAATGGTAACTAAGTCACCTACCTTTCTTAAAACAATAGCTACAACATTAAAACTAACTCCAATACTAGCAATGTTAACATATCCATTAAGTGCAACAGAAATGGGTAATGGAGAAATGTATACAAAAGAAGAATTTCCAGATTATACGAAGCAAAAAATTAAAGAAATGTTTAGTGAGTGAAGAAAAAATTAAAATAGCTAGAAGAAAAAATGCTAGAGTAATTCCTTATGGTTATGAAATATCAGAAGATGACCCTGACTTTTTAATACAAAATGAAAACCATATGGAACTTATTAAAAAAGCAAAAAAGTTTATAGAAAATAATTGTTCATACAGAGAAACTGCAGAATGGTTATCACATCATACAGGTAGAAAGCTGACAGGTATGGGATTAAGAGAAGTGCTAAAAAGGGTAATACATAAAGGTTGGTAGACGAACCAAAACCAAAAAAATCTGGTAGAAGAAGAGTAAAAGATTTAAATACTCCTTTAACTATTAAAGAAAAAAAAGCACGTAAGTCTGCACAAGATTTATTACGTGAAAGAAAACAAGATTTAAAAAAAGCACAAGATAATTATTGGTCTACAAAAAGTAAAATAAAAGATATAGATAATGTACTTGAAGGTAAACAACAAGTTATTGAACAAGATAAGATTGACGAAGCTACTCCTAATATTCGAGAAGCTATTAAAGATAGAGATATTATCTTTGAAGCAAATAAAGGACCACAAACAGAATTTTTAGCTGCAAGTGAAAGAGAAGTTTTTTATGGTGGAGCAAGAGGTGGTGGTAAATCTTTTGCATTATTAGCAGACCCTTTACGATATTGTACTAAACAAAAACATAGAGCATTGATTATAAGAAGAACAATGCCTGAACTTAGAGATTTAATTAATCATTCTCAACAACTTTATCCTAAAGCTTATCCGGGTGCTAAATGGAGAGAACAAGAAAAAGAATGGAAATTTCCTTCAGGTGCTAGAATAGAATTTGGATATGCAGAAAATTTAACAGACGTACTACGATATCAAGGACAATCATATACTTGGATTGGTATTGATGAATTACCACAATATGCTAATGAAGATATTTATAATTTTCTTAGGTCATCTCTTAGAAGTGTAGACCCAGAAATTCCTGTTTATATGAGAGCAACAGGTAATCCGGGAAATGTAGGTTCAATGTGGGTTAAGAATATGTTTGTTGACCCTGCAATACCTAATACAAAATTTAATATAGAAATAAAAACTCCAACAGGTATTAAAAAAATATCTAGAAGATTTATTCCTGCTAAGTTACAAGATAATCCTTACTTAATGCAAACAGATGATTATTATGCAATGTTAGCATCTTTACCGGAAGTACAAAGAAAACAATTTTTAGAAGGTAATTGGGAAGCATTTGAAGATTCTTCTTTTCCAGAGTTTAGTAAAGATGTACACGTTATTAAACCTTTTGATATCCCTAGAAACTGGATGAGATTTAGAACGTGTGACTGGGGTTATAGTTCACCGGCTTGTTGTTTATGGTTAGCTGTAGATTTTGATAATAATATATTTGTTTATAGAGAATTATATACAAAAAAAGTTACAGCAGATATGTTTGCTAGAAAAGTATTAGATGCAGAACAAGGTGAATATATAAGATATGGTGTACTAGATAGTTCTACTTGGGCAAGACGAGGTGATATAGGACCGAGTATTGCAGAAACTATGATACTAGAAGGATGTAGATGGAGACCATCTGATAGAAGTCCTAGAAGTAGAATAGCAGGCAAATTAGAACTACATAAAAGATTAAGACCAGATGAAGATACAGGTTATCCTTCATTATTTATTTTAGATAACTGTATAAACTTAATTAGAACATTGCCCATGTTACCTGTAGACAAAAATAATCCTGAAGATGTTAATACTCATGCAGAAGACCATGCTTATGATGCCCTTCGATATGGTTGTATGAGTAGACCAATACATCCTATTAAACAAGATTTTATGGACAAGGTTAATGACCCAAAACAAAATAAACCTGCAGATACTATATTTGGATATTAAATGAAATTACCAAAGTATATAACAGTAGGACCTTTTACAATACAATTAGTTTGTATACCTCATGAATTAATGTATGAAGTATCAGAAGCACAAGGAACTTTTATAGTTAAGCCACCTTATAAAATATATCTAGATAAAGAAATGATAGAAGCAGGTGGACCAGATGCAGTTAATGTATTGATACATGAATTATTACACGTAGGATTTTATCAATATAACTTAAAAGAAAAAGAAGAAGAAACAATTGTTAATTCTTTTGGAAATTTTATAACAGAAGTTTTATGCCATTCAGAAATAAAAGATTGGGTAAGACATAACACAAAAAAATTTGCAGTTAAATGCGAATAGACGACAACATAGGAGAACAAACATGACAATAATGAAACAATACAAACAAGGTGAACTACCATCAGAAGAATTTGGCAGAAGTGGTGCTAAAACAAAAGATGGTAAAATCAATGTTAAAAAATCTGCAACAGGTCTTCCTGCTGATGATTACAGTATGACAGATGTAAATGCAGGTAGAAAAGCAAAAAGTACTGTGGATTCAAAAGTTTTTAGTTTAGCTGACGAAAGAGATTACTAAGGATATAAATGCCACACAATAATATAGGTAGTAGTGGCCTAGCTGAAACAGATGAAGTAAAATCTTTAGATGATTCTAAAGACGAATCTTTTAGTAACTTAGGTTCTATAATTGAATCTAAGCTAAAAGAAGCAGAACAGGCACGTCTTTATGATGAAAAAAGATGGTTAAGGTCTTACAGAAACTATAGAGGAATCTATGGTTCTGATATGGCTTTTCGTGATTCAGAGAAGTCTAAAGTATTTGTTAAAGTAACAAAGACTAAAGTATTAGCTTCTTATGGACAACTTATCGAAGTGTTATTTTCACAAGGTAAGTTTCCTATTGGAATCCAACCAACATCTGACCCACTAGGTATAGCTAAATATGCCCATATAAAACCAGATAATTTAAAACAGCAAGATGCTCGTATGGAAGACATCTATGGTTTTGAAGGGGATGGAAGAGATATATCTCCGGGAGCAACTGCTGATGAAATATTAAATGGTTTAACAGAAAAATATGGTAAAGCAGGTTTTGAAGAAGGTGCAGCCCCTGATTTAAAAACTATGCCACAGATTGAACCTGCTAATGAAGCTGCTAAAAACATGGAAACTTTAATCCATGACCAGTTAGAAGAATCCCATGCAATATCTGTAATGAGACACGTTTTATTTGAAATGTGTTTATTAGGTACAGGTATTCTTAAAGGTCCTTTTAACTATGAACAAGCAGAACATAAATGGGTACTTAATGATGAAGGTGAAAGAGAATATAAACCTAATAATAAATTAGTACCAAGAGTAGAAGCAGTTAGTTGTTGGGACTTTTATCCTGACCCAGATGCAATTAATGTTGATGATGCAGATTATGTTATTCAAAGACACGTTTATAATCGTTCACAATTAAGAGACTTAGTTAATAGACCTTTTTTTAGAAAAAGTGCAATTAAAGATTGTTTAGATATGGGTCCTAATTATGAAACAAGAAGTTATGAAACTGCATTATATGATAGAGAAAATCAAGAAGAGTTTAATAAAAATAGATTTGAAGTATTAGAATACTGGGGTGTTATGGATAAAGCCCTTGTTGAAGAAGCAGGAATAGATATTCCTACAGATTTAAAATCAGATTTAGATGAAGTGCAAATCAATGCATGGATATGTAATGGACAAATATTAAGATTAGTATTAAATCCTTTTACTCCTGCAAGAATACCTTTTATGATTTCACCTTATGAAATTAATCCATATCAATTTTTTGGAGTA